GGCGTAACGGCCCTCGCACACGCGACTGATCACATACGCGACCAAATGGAGATACTCGATTATGAAAAAGTTGGGGTTAAAATGTCCAGTGCAATTGGTATCGCAATCGTCGGAGCGGGAACAGCCGACGACGGTCAAAGCTTGGTCGAGTCTGGTTACGGGGCAAGTGAAACGGGAACAGTCGCTTGGGATACGTTTCAAGCCGGCATGGTTCCGAGGCTTAAGGCGGGAGAATCAATCGAATCTTTCGCAAGCAATAAGCCAAGCGCAACCTTTCAAGGTTTCCTCGAGTTCTTGATTCGGGACGTCGCTCTCGGTCTTGGGGTTCCATACGAATTTCTAGTTGATCCTGCCAAGCAAGGCACCGCTTCCCGATTCATCCTCGAAAAGGCGCAAAGACGTTTTGAAGAGCGCCAAGAAACAATCCGCAAATTCTCAAATCGTGTTTACGCATGGGTAATTGCATCGGGAATCAAGCGCGGCGACATACCTCCCAGCGAGTATTTCTGGCGTTGCAGATGGCAAGCCCCGAAGAAAATAACCGTTGATAACGGTCGCGATTCAAAAGCAAACGCCGACGCGCTGAAACTTGGAACACGAACACTTGCCGAGGACACGGGGGAACGCGGCCAAGACTGGCAAGAGGTCCGAGGGCAAGTCGAAAAGGAGGCGGATGATTTATTACAGCGAGCTGCCGGACTGGCTCAAAAACACGGCGTCACAATGGATACAGCGATCGCGCTTCTCTCACAACGAACACCAAATCCCGTTTTTAACAATGACGAACCACAAGCTGATTAATTCCATTTCTCATGATCTTTGGGCGATTTTGCCTGATTTTCTGCAAACGCTTTATTTAAGTGCAATCGACTTCGATTTATCGCAAGCGCAAGAGCCAAGCCAAAACACGTTTATTCAACGCGGATCGGTTGCAGTCATTCCCGTTCACGGCGCATTGGGCAAAAACCTTGATTCCATGGACAAAGTTTTCGGAATGACCGATTACACGGACATCGAGCAAATGCTCACGGAAGCGGAAGCGGATCCAACGATCAACCATGTCTTGCTTCACATTGATTCGGCCGGCGGAACCATTACGGGTTTGCCAGAATTAACAAGCCGGATGCGGGACATGAAAAAGCCAATTACCGCATTCACAGACGGCATGGCAGCAAGCGCGGCTTATTGGTTAGCCAGTCAAGCGGATCATATATTGGTAAGCGAAACAAGCACGGTCGGATCAATTGGCGTTTACATTGCCCTGCTTGATCAATCCCGATATTTGGAAATGAACGGGCTGAAAATGAACGCTATCTCAAGCGGCAAATATAAGCTCGATTACGCCCCATTTAAACCACTTTCAAAGGAAGCGGAAGAACGGCTTCAAGCCAACGTTGAGAAATGGCATGACCGATTTAAAGCGGAGGTAAACATCAAGCAAAACGTGCCTCTTGAAAACATGGAGGGACAAACTTTCGAGGGATTTGAAGCAGTAGAGGAAAATCTCGCGAGCGGAGTTGTGAACAGTCTTTCCGAAGTTTTGACACTCCTTGGCGAGTCTTAAATTTACAAACCGCCCCTTAGTTTAGAATGAAAACTTTTCTAAACCTCATTCAGGCAAATTCAGAAATCACTCGTTTAACCGCAGATGTTGAGTCTGCAAACAAGCGCGTTGAAGAACTCGAATTGCAGAACACACAAGCGGCCGAACAGCACGACGCCGTATTAACCAGTTTGAAAGCGGAAAACAAAACCGCGCTTGATGAAGCAAATGGAAAAATCCAGTTGCTGAACGAGGCAAACAAAAATCTCGAAGAACAGCAAGAATCCGCAAGTGAGCAAGCCGCGCAGGTATTGGCGAACGTCGGAGTGAGCGAACCGGTCGAGGAAGCAAAAGAAACCGTTGCAAAAAGCGCGATGACTCTTGAGCAGCATTGGGAAGCTTATCAGGCGATCCGAAGCGGCAAAGAGAAACGCGCTTATTACAACGATCACATCCGATCCACTCGATAATTAGAAAGCAACTCACATGAGCAATACGCTAAACGGAACGTTCCTCGCGCAAATTGCGCAAGATACACTCGATTATTTAAGTTACGAGTTCCACCCGCTCGCCGCATTTACGCGAGATTTCAACGAAGACATTAAAGATCGAGGCGAATCTGTAACGACTCGCGTCGCTTCAAGTGTCACCGCTCAAGATTTATCTAGCGGATATTCGTCAACCGACGTCACAAGCACAGCAAAAACAGTTTCTTTAAATACGCATTACGGATTCGTTTACGGATTTTCAGACGCCGAAGTAAGTAAAGCTGGCGATTCAAAATGGCTTGAAAATGTGTTCATGGCTCCGGCTTTAGAGGCAGTTCATAACAAGATTATGGATAGCCTCTTGGCTTTGGCGACGAACGCAAGCTTTGGTTCTAGCGAAGTGATTACAGCCGCAAACTTTGACGCCGACGAAGTGGCAGACTTGGCCGCGGATTTCTCGGGAAACAAAATCCCGAAAAATGAGCGATCATTGATTTTACCTCCGTCATATTTTGGATCCATTCAGAAGGATAGCATCATACAAGACAGCTCAAGTCTGGGATCCTCCGAAGCAATTCGCGAACACGCCGCACGACGAGTGCATGGTTTTAATCTGTATGAGTATTCAGACATACCAACGAACAGCGAAAATCTATCCGCAATCGCTCTTCATCCGAGTGCTTTGATCATGGCCGCTCGTCAAGTGGCAACGCCAAACGATCCGGGCTTGCTGGTCGAAAATGTGACAACTGACATTGGACTTCCTCTGCAATTCCGCCACTGGTATTCGCCAAACGATGGTGAATACAAGATTTCCCTCGGGGTTCTCTACGGAGTGGCAATCGGTAACTCCGGCGCACTTGGTTCCGGCGGCGCATTGAAACGCATTAAATCCGCTTAATCAACTCATGAGTAACACACTTGGAGGCAGTTTCCTTGCTGCCATAGCGGAACAAACGTTGGATTATATGGGGCGCGAGTTCGTTCCCCTGTCAGCGTTTACGCGTAACTTTTCGCAAGATATTCTTGATCGAGGCGAAAGCGTTACAACGCGTGTGCCTTCAAGTGTTGCCGCTCAAAATCTGGAAAGCGGTTATACATCAACGGACATTCAGACGACTAGCAAGCAATGCACTTTAAGCAATTTCAAAGGCTTTGTTTACGGGTTCAAGGATGCCGAAGCAAGCAAGGCCGGCGACGTTGAGTTTTTGAAACGAACCTTTGTTAAGCCGGCCATCGAAGCAACTGCGCAAGCGGTTCTCGATTCATTGTTGGCTCTTGTGACGAATAGCAATTTCAGCGCATCAACAACGATCACTTCTTCGAATTTCGATTCGGATGATTTGGCTGATCTAAGTGCGGACTTGACGAACTCGAAGGTGAACAAGGCGCTCCGATCCGCTCTGATTTCGCCAGTTTACAACGCGAGTCTTCAGAAGGATGTGGCGATCCAAGACGCTTCAAAATACGGAAATTCAAGCGCTATTCGCGACCATCAAGCGGACCGAATTCATGGATTTGGGATTCATGAATATTCAGGGATACCGACAAACAGCGAAAATCTCGCGGGCTTTGTTTGCCATCCAAGCGCATTAATTATCGCGGCAAGAGCGCCAGCAACTCCCGTTCACCCTGGCTTGACCGTGGTCGATTCAGTAGAAAGTGTAACGGCCATCCCGCTCCAATTTCGCCAATGGTACGATCGAAATAATGGTGAACACAAAGTGAGTGTCGGTCTATTGTATGGAGTTCAAATCGGCAATCCCGCAGCATTAAAAAGAATTTTATCAGCATAGAGTAAATACAATGATACAGAAACCATCATTCACGGTTGGAATCACAGGTTCAGGCCACGTCGAAATGATTAAAATCGGCACACCTGAAGAGTGTAAAAAATCATTTCTGGAAGCGGTAAACAATCCCGACGGTAAATTCGTCGATGTTTACACATACCGCAAACCTCCATATTGGAAGCGGCGAAAACTTTCCACACAACCAGCCAAATCCGCGCCCAAAAAACGCCGCAAGTCAGAGTAGTTTAGTCGTCTGCTCGACGCCCTGCCCTGTCACAGCGGGGCAGGGTTTTTTGTTATGTCCTTAAATAAAATAACCAAAACGAAAAATCGGTTTTTGTATGAAACCGCCGCCGCTGCAACTCCGACTTCATGGTCGGTTATTGCGCAGGGTTACACATGGGCGGACAACGGGCGATTGTTTCGCGTCACAGCCGACGAGGCTTATTATCAAACGGTCGCCTATGTAATGCAGAGGACGAACACAAGCGGCGATTTTGAGGATGCAATAACGATTAACCTTAATTTGCCAGATGGAAACGGGATAAGCCGCGTCGATGTTTACACAAGCGAAGTGGTAAGCGGATCGCCTGACTACACAACTTTGAGTCTTGCCGACACTTTATTCCGTCAAAGCGAGCAAGACAGGATTGCCTTTGAACAGCAGACAATGCTCGAGTCGGAAATTGGGATTGTCTTTGATTATGCGGGGACAAAATACAGAGCGACAGAAACAAGCCGAACCGATAGCAAGGAAATCGAAAACGGCGGATTCGTTGAAGGTTTTGAACTGATTTTGACAACCTCACGAAAGCAATGGATCGACGCTGGAGTTGTTCCAATCTTGGGCGCACACGTTACAGCCTCGGGCGTAAAGTACCGCGTCGGGGAGATCACAAAGAACAACGCACACTATCAGCTTAATTTAAATAAACGCCATGGCCGTTAAAGTGACAATTGACGACAGAGAATTTCAAGCGGCCCTTAAGGCTTATATGAAAGTAAGTCGTCGATCATTGGCCGAAATTGTAAACAAGCGCGCGGTCAACATTGCGTTTAAGAGTATCAAACACACTCCGGCGGCGGGCAAACGGGATATAAACTCGGAACTTCGAGCCAAGTCCAAAAGAGCGCCCAAGCAATCCCTTGCAAGATTGCGTGTAATCGTTGTCAACCGCCGAAAAAGTAAGGAAATACCGGAAGGTAAATTTTTGACGGCAGCGGCAAACGAAGTGATTAAGAACCGAAAAAAATCAATTGGTTATATCAAAGCCGGTTGGTTGTCCGCTGTTCAAGCTTTACGACCACACGCAAAACTTAGAAAGCGCCCGCCAAGGTTGAATGACGACGGCGACGCAACAAAGCTTGGATATGGAATACCAGCCAGGAGCGGATTAAACCCGACGGCGATTATTGCAAATCAAGTCGCCGGCGCTCCGAAGGTAGGGGCGAAAGCATTAACTCGAGCAATGCAAGAGGACGCGCTTGACATGCGGACCTTTACAGCAAAACGAATGCAGCAAGACGCAAAGAAATTTAACGCATGAGCGCACGAAGCAAAACAGAAGAAGCATTGGTTGGTCTAATTAAAAGCGAGTATTCGGGCGAAGTTTACGCCGGAACTCGAGGCGACATAAAAGAGTTTCCTTGTGTGGTTGTGAGTTGTGAAGGCGGCGAAGAGATGCCACTAAACAGCGGAAACACCTCGGTTGACGTCACCGTGAGCGTTCAAGATCAGATCGACGAACAGGGGGAGCCAAATAGCACAAGCCGATTTAACGGGGCTGTTTCAAGAGTTGCGGACGCTTTACGTTTTGAGGATTTACCAAGCCAGCTTGACGCCCAAGCGACCGGATTTTCATGCATCGGAGTTTTATCGCGAGCAGGATCCGAAACGATCTTTGACGAACAAGAAGCGATGGTCGCCGAAGTCTTCACGTTGAATTTGTTAATTGCAGAAAAAGACATTTAATCAAACGCCAAAAAAATGAGTGTAATACAAAAAGGAAGTCCGATTGTCTTTGGCATCGGCAGCGGATCAGCAAAGTTGATCAAATCAGGTAACAGCGCCGAAACTAGCGTTTTCTTGCAGGATGTGCGAATGTCCAAAGGATCCGACACGCAGGAAGTAATGGACGGGAACGGCGAGGTTACGGGCAAAGTGTTTTTTAATCAAAAGCGCACCTTGACGATGACTTGCTTTGTGACGGCATCAACAAAATCCGCCGCTGAAACAGCCTTTGCAGTTGATGTTGACGCCGGCGACAAGCTGATCGTCTCATATGACGAATGGGCAGAGGTCGCAAGTGATGACGCGAATGCCACTTTGACAGGATCCCACACCGACGGCGAGGGGTTGTGGGTTATTGATACAGCCGAAAAAACACGCACAGCCGGCGGGATTGCTGAATGGTCGCTTAATTGCACCATGTACGCGAACGACATAAGCGACGACGCCAGTTGATGAACTGGATTTCAACAGTTGAACCAGCGCCGTGGACGATTGCGGGCTTTGAACTCGGGCCGCTTCGTTTCGGGCATTGCTTGCTTATGGAGCGGTTTATGGACGGAGGGCAAAACAAGATTATTGATTTGTGGCGTTACTTGAATATCGCAAGCCGAACATATGAAAAGTCGGTTCGATGGTTAACCAAAGACGTCAACACGTTGTTTCCCGTTAAAAGATGGGCTTTTTGCAACACTCACAAAAAGCCAGCAAAGTTCGAACACGTTTTGCGTCTTTGGAATAAATACGTTGAGGAAAACACCGCAACACCACAAGTAATGATGAGCGAAGGAAGCGGAACGACTATCGGTACGCCCTACCTTCAAACTGTCTGGAACATCTGCATCCACAAGCTCAATTACAATCCGCAAACAATCAAGGAGGCTCCATTTGGCGAGATCCTTTGGGCTGTTCTAGCTTACAACGAAAGCCAAGGCGGCATCCGTGTAGTTGACGACAATCTCGAACAAGTTTTTGAAAAGCTCAAATGCCAAAATTTGAATTAAAAGGAAAGGTCGCGCTTGACGGTAGCAAGTGGAAAGCGGGCTTGCAGCAAGCAGATCGTGAGGCTGAAAAGTTTTCAAGCAAAATGGCCGGCCGGCTTGGCGGGGCAATAAAAACGAGTTTGATTGGTGCAATCGTTGGGGGCGTCGCCGCTGGCGTTGCTCTTGCAATTAAAAGTCTTCCGAAAGCGGCAAGGATTAGGGATTTCGCAAGTCGGGTTGGTGTAACTCCAGAGCGATTTCAGCAAATGGAGTTTGCAGCAAACCAGAGCGGCGCAACCGGCGAACAAGTTGTTGCTGCAATTAAAGGTCTATCCAAAACACAACAACGAGCAAACGAAACCGTTGTAGACCCAAAAACCGGCGCAACTAAGTTTCGCGATATGGGAATGAGGGAAACGTTCGCAAAGTTTGGTATTACCGACGAGGAAATGTCGTTACCTCCGGCCGCGTTGTTTCAAGCAATCGGGAGCAAAGTCGGACAAGGTTTTAACCGAGAAGAAGCGCTTGCGGACCTGCAAAAAATCATGGAGGAAAGCGGCGTCGCGTTGTTGCCAGTTTTCAAAGCGGGCATGGAAGAAACGATGAAAAAAGCAAAAGATCTTGGAGTCATTGCCGGCGCTGATGTTGGTTTATTGTCCGGTCTTGACGATAAGAAAACCGATTTAATGTTTGCCGCTGGCAACAAGGCGGCAACTGCAACGGCAGCAACCGCACGAATAATAAAAAACGCCAAAAACTCCGACGCTAAATTTTATTCGGCAGGTCCAGGCGCACCTCCGCCGATCTACTTTGAATTGAAACGCACTTTAGACCAAATAGAAAAAAATACAAAGCCACTTAATCAATGAGCGTTTTATGGAAAGGATCAACGGGGATCCAGTTGCAATCAATCGAGCGTAATTGGACGCGCGAACGGGGTTGGTCAAGTGTATACACTTACAACGGAGAATGGTCACTCATTGACGCGGCCAAAACAAATTCTCTTTATGTCGATTACGCGAGCGACATACAAGCAGACCGTGATAAAAACATTGGGCAATTACGCGTAACATTTAGCAATACCGACAATTCACAGCCGGACATTAATACCGAGCAAAGTAACACTTGGACCTTTGCGCCCTACTCTATCCAGAAAAACATCGAGGAACATCCGAAATATGCGGGCCTTGCGGAAATAACAAACGAAAAAGGTTATCTGCAACGAATTATTGCCGCTGTTGAGGAATACAAAAGCAAAGTCGCAACTGGAATATCCGCGCAAACATCCAACAAAAATCTTGTTTTTGATCTTACAGACTACATTGAAACGGATCCATCTGGCGCTAATACAAACATCACACCAGCAAATGAAGACCTTGCTAAGGAACTTGCCGGTTTACTAGTACGAGGACACACAACATATGACGTCACCAAATACACTTTGCGAAACGTCAAGATCGTACCGCCCAATACAAATTTAACGGTTGATCACTTTAAAACCGAACATCAATGGTCAACACCCCGAGTAATCGACATGATCGCAAGCGGGCCGGCGTCTGTTACACAATCGAGCATTATCGGGGATGTATTCAACACCTTTGGAA